TTAAGGGGCGGAAGTGTTCGCATAATTTAGTTGTAACTTTTACGTCTTGGACCATATAGTCCTGCATTTCTTGACTCCACTCTTGCCAATCTGTAGTTTTGCCAAAGTCTCCTTTGTACTCGCCTAATCTATATCCGTAGGCTTCAAGTGAATGTCTTCCATATAGTTGTAATGGCATATGTCGCCATTGTCTTCTCTTATCTATCTCCATTAAGTTCGGATGATATAACCTAGAAAGAATAAGAGTGTCATAGATATCGCCAGAATAAGTGTCGGTATTACTAAGTTTCCGAATAACTGGAAGATCGTAGCCGATAATATTGTGCCCAGCAATGCTTGAGCTTTCCATAATCTGATTGATACCATCTTGGATTGAACCGGACTGTTCACCCCTATCGTTAAATACACAGGAGGTTTCCGTTTCGGTATCGAAAGTGGCGATGCAATGTATCTTAGATACGTCATATAGTAATCCGTTTGTTTCTATATCAAATACGAGCATTATTTTTTAGCTGTATATGTTTTATCCACGAACTTTGCTTTTTTCTTTGCTTGTTTTGTGGGTGGGTTTGGTTTCTTCAGCTCAGAAGTCTGTGCTGGGATTGAAAATTGGCTCCGTAGTTTCATCGTATTTACATGTTTCTTTGTTGTATTTCAATTGACATGCGACACCTACTTCACCTGAGTAGCGATTCTTTAACACGCGAAGAATAGTTGTATCTTCAGCTTCCGTTTGTTGGTTTCTTTCAAGTCCCCAAACTTCATCTGCAAGCTGACTTATGGCTGCACTTCCCCTTAGTTGTCCAAGAGTTACACGTGCTCCTTCTTCATGGTTCTTATCTGTTTGTGTTCTACGTAGATGAGATACCAAGAAAAGTTTTATACCAGTACGTTCAACTAAACTGCGTAGCTTTGTCATAGTGGTGTCGATCATCTTTCGCTCATCTCCATCTAGTCCGGAGATTAATATGCTCAAGTGGTCTAAGAATATGGTTTTTGTCTCGAGGGCAAGTGCCATATATTCAATGCGACTATAAATAATATCAGGATCAGCACTACCGAAGTGGTCATAAAGGAAGAGATTCCAGCCTTTGAGGGTTTTATCATAAGCTTGTTCAAGTGTGTCCTTGGTATGTTCTCCAAGATGTAATGCTTGTCCTGTAGCTACGGACATAAGTCCTAAAGCTGTTCTTCTATTTGATTCTTCTAGTGCGATATACCCAACTTTTTCTTCTTGATCTAATAAGTGAGTCGCTAACTGGCGTGTCAGGGTGCTTTTTCCTTGACCTGTGCCTGCACTTATTACCGTAAGCTCACCGTATCGAATTCCATGAGTCATCTGTTGCAACCCTGCAAATGGATACTCAAAGTCACATGGTGGACTTGGATTTGTGACTAACTCTAATAGTGATTTACCATCTACTATCCCATCCGGCTGATACGGCGAAGCGTTCCATATAGCTTTCCTGATCGCTTCAGCATCATTATTTTGTAATGCGTCAGACGCATCTTTATACGGATCTGGCAGATGAGCAATCTTAACTTTCCCAGACGGTAAGAGCGCAGCCACTGCTTCCGTCGCCAACTTACCGGCTTCATCCTTGTCGAAGAAAAGGACAATTTCTTCATAACCTTGAAAAAGCTGAAGTTGTTTTTGTATATCCTTTTTTGCCGACGCAGCTCCATGAGGTAGTGAGATATGCGCCCAGTTGGGGTAAGCCTCCCAGCCCGATAGTGCATCAAGTTCTCCTTCGTAGACCATGATACGTTTGCCAGTAGAAGGAATAAGAGACTGACCAAAAAGAGTGTCAGTAGTATTACCTTCATACTTAAAGTCTTTTAATTTTGTTTTCGTTTTGAACCCTTGAAGTGTTCTGTCGCTGCTGTAATAAGGGAAGCGTAGAAGTTCTCCATCCCTAAAGACTTTGTAATGTTGACAGGTTTCTTCACTGATTCTTCTTTTTTGCAGCCTTTGGGCTGATCCTTTGAATTGGACATTGGTGGGCATGTGATTGTGATTATCTTGTGTCGTCAAGTTTTGACAACTAAAACAAAATGTATTTCCGTCGCTGTATATAGCTTTCGCATCAGATGAGCCGCATACTTCACACGGCTCGTGTCTTAAAAATTCTGCTGTCATTTCAACCAATCAACAGGAATGCAATGAGCAGCACACCATAGGATTCCATAACGTTCACACCACTTTGCATAAGTTGTTTTGCTCTTCTTGGAGATCCTTTTGTATGGGTCTTGAAAGACCATTCGTAGGTCTATCTTTGGGTTATCTGTTATGACTTGTTTTATTTTTCTTCTAGATGGTGGATCCCAATATCCTTTTACCTCTAGTATTACTCCGTTGTTTGGTAATACAAAATCAGGAGTATAGCTGTGTTGAATAGTGTAAGGATAGGACGTTTCCTCATATTCGTAGTCAACGCCCAACGTTACTAATAGATCAGCTACTTTCTCTTCAAGTCCTGATCGAAATGCCATTAGAAGTCGTCTTCTTCTACTGAACTTGGTGTAGTGTCAGGTACTACGTTTGGTTCTTGTGCTTTAAATCCGTCAGTGCTACCAAATAACTCGGCTGCTCCTGCTTCATCTAAATCACCACTGTCTACACCTACCTCTGACTGGATAGCTACTATCTGTACTCCACTCAACTTGAGTGATGTGCCATAAGTCTGACCATCTCTTAGTATGTATGGTTTTTGAGTAAATCCAAGCTTAACTTTACTGCCTGCATATACTGGTGTATCTGAATTTGTTATTGGTGTTCCTTCAGTATCTACAACTGGAGGTCTCTTTTCATCATTCCAAGAAAACTTAATAAGATATTTTCCATCACTAACTTCCTCCCATGGAGTTGGTTTTAGTATAGATCTTTTAGGATTCTTGAGCTTACTCTCTGCCCATTTAAGGCAGTCCTCTCTTTCATCTTCTAGTTTGGAAATTAAATCTTTTCCAACTATCGCTTTTAGAGAATAACCAAATTTACTTGGTCTTAACACAGCCTGATAACCTTCAAGGGTTACAGGTTCTGGGGTGACATGTATGTTTCTCATTAACAGAAAAAATATTGTGAATCAATTACGGCTTCTGGTTTTAAGTCGCCGATAATCGGTGGTTGTTCTTCAGCTCCTATTGCTAGGGCGAAGTCGGTTAGGGGTTCATGCTCTGCGAACAGACGCATGTAAGTATCTCGTACGAGAGTGGACAGTTTACACATATCAGTAGCTCTACATAGGACTGAATCATGTATCAATGCAATAGGTGCGTTGAAGTTCATTACAGCCATGTGGAGAAGACTGGCATCAAGCGAGTGTATCAAGTTAGGAGCAGTTGCATTCTTGTGATGCTTCAGGTCTACACCTGTCTCAGCTCCAGCAACATGTACCTCACACCTACCCATCAACTGTGTTTGTATAACAGTAGATTTCGTCTTCATTAATCTCTGTCTGACATTGAAACCTGAAGGTGTAGTCCATCTTATCTCGTCAGCTCCAGCTCTAATTGCTCGAGCTATCTCTGTTTCTATCCATTTCATTACGCTCATAGCTCCCGGAACTACAACATTCATTGCAGCTCGTACAGCATTAACGCATTGAGTTAGTTCTTCTTTATCAACATCAACACCTTTTTCTTTGAATGCGTCCCTGATATAGGATCTGTTACTAAAAGGTTTAGCATTGTAGGGTATTGTCATCACGCACCTTTTGGTCACTTTCCTGTCCCAGTGTGGCTTTAGCCTGTCAGGGATAGCCTCCATGCTCCTTGAAGCGATGGTTGCATAGGCGTCTTGGGGTTTGTTACTTCCAATGACATTTACCATGCGAGCAGTGGAGGCGTCCTTGGCGAGACCAGCGAGAATCTGAAGACCACTACATGTAGCGTCTACTGCTACTGGCAAGTGAGTCTCATCTCTGTGTTCGTAATACAACTCGTACCATTCCACACATGCTGCCAAGAATAACCATGGCTCGTCTGCATTTTCCCAGTCAGCTATGTTGC